TTCTCAAACATAATCGCTTTAGATGTCATTGAGCATATTGAAGATGGCAAAGGATTCTTAGAGGAATGTCACAGACTTTTGGTTAATGGTGGAAGATTAATTATTCAAGCTCCAATGATTTTAGAGGATGGCTTATATGAGGAGAGAATGTTTCACGAAATAGAACATATCTGGATTTACGACGTTAACCACATGAAGCAAATGTTAATTGAACAAGAATTTAAAATTGTATCAGTTGAAAGATTTGTATTAGGACATGAACAAATAGTAGCAGAGAAATGAAAATAGTTTATTGGGATGCTCACTATGATGAACTTGAAAGAGTTAATCACTATTTAAAATTAATTGGTTTAGAATGCGAAAGGCATTTAGATAATAAACCTCCTGATGAATTTGATTTATTATTTGTACATGAAGCACATTTTGCAGGAGCAATTCCACAACATAGGAGAAAAGACTGTATCATTGTTTTTTGCCTTCATCCAATTCATATAAATCAATACTATCAAATGGGATTCACAAGAGCTATCCTGAAAAACTCAGAACATAAAAAAAATTGGATAGGCGAAGGAGTAGTTTTACCTCCATTAGTTAATGTTTACGAACCAGCTCCAGTTAATGACAAGTTAGTTTCAATCATTCACTTTTATAGACAAAGAGATGAACAAGGCTATCATTCAGCTATGAACTTAGGAGCTTTAGTTTATGGACAAGGAAACGATTTAGGAGAGGCAAACGACCACGAATTGTTCAAGGAAGGAATGAAAGCTTTATTCCACGTCAAGAGGTGCGGTTATTTATGCAATGCAGTTATTAAGGCTATAAGTTACGGAGTTCCAATTATTATGGATAGAGGTACTTACGACTATGGATACCAAGATATTCTCATACCTAATTATAACATGGCGGTATTTGGCGAGGATTACAACTTAGACGAGATAAGAGAAAACCAACTTAAACATAGATTACTCCTGCACGAACAAACCAAACAATCAGAAATATTAACCTTACTATGAAAATACTTGTAATTATACCAAAACCAATAACTGGTGTTGAATATCACCGTTTATTAATGCCATTTGATAATTTAGGGGAAGGATACGAAGTAACCTCAGTTGAAGCAATAGACCATCAACCTGATTCTTTTATACAACAGTATGATTTAATCTATACAAGTTCAGTAATTAGTAAATTTGGGCATCAGGAAGTACTATGGGAACAATTAAAGAGGTTAGGTATTCCCGTTATTATTGACCGAGATGATGACTGGATGCTACCTCATGACCACTTAATGAAAAGGGATTGGGTTAAAAATAAAACTGCTGAACAAATAGTTTACAATTTTAAGATGGCAGCAGCAGTAACTGTACCTACTGAATACTTAGCTCAAAAAGTTAGACAATTTAACCATAATGTGTTTGTAATACCGAACGCTATTGACTTTAATCAAGCTCAGTTTAAACCTGATCAAAAGGTAAAGGACCTTAAAACCGATAAAGTTCACATTGGTTGGAGTGGTTCAGTTACGCATTTTCAAGATGTAATGATGCTGACTGATACTTTTATGCAACTTAACTCAAATCCTGACACAAGTAAAAAGTATAGAGTAGTTTTGAGCGGATTTACAGAAGGCCAGCAAGTTTGGGAAGAATACCAAAAGATTTTCACATCAGGTTACAAAATAGCAGAGGACCAGTATTGCAGAATTAACGGAATGGATGTCTACACTTACGCAAGTGCTTACGATTTAATGGATGTTGGATTGATACCTTTAAAGGACACCGAATTTAATCGTTGCAAGTCAGAACTTAAAATGATGGAAATGGGTGCAAAGAAGCTACCAGTAGTGGTTTCTAATCAATATCCCTATACCAACATAGCCAAACATGGAATTAACTGCCTAACTGCTAATAAAAAGGATTGGTTCAAAAACATAAAGAGGTTAATTGACAGCAAAGAGTTAAGAGAAGAGTTAGGCGAAGCCCTATATGAAGAAATATTTACCAATTTTAATATATTAAAAATAAACGAGTTAAGAAAGGAGGTGTTTAATTATGTCACAAGGAAGAAATAAAGCTATTGAAAGTCCTGAAAAAATGATGGAACTATTTAGCGCATACAAAAAGAAGGCTAAATCTAATCCAATTTTGAAACATACCTTTGTTGGTAAGGATGGAAAATCGGTTTATGAGGAAAGGGAAAGGGCCTTGACGATGGAGGGTTTTGAATTGTATTGTTTTGAACAAGGCATTATAAGCGATTTGAGCCAATATTTTTCAAATAAGGATGAAAGGTACAGCGATTTTGACGCTATCTGTCACACGATTAGAAAATCCATCAGAGAGGACCAAATCCAAGGAGGCTTAGCTGGAGTTTATAACCCAAGCATAACTCAACGACTAAACGGCTTGACCGAGCGAGTTCAAACTGAGCAGAATATAAACGTCAATAAATTGCCTGAATGGTTGACTAAGCCGATTGAGTAATGTTTAATCCTAACTTTGTTTTTTTAGAGAAGGCAGTAAAGGACAAAAGGATAATAGCTCTTCAAGGGGGTACTCGTTCAGGCAAGACCTACTCAGCTTTACAATGGCTTATCCGATTATGTTTGAAACATCAGGGCATGACCATTTCAATAGTTAGGAAAACTCTTCCTGCTTTGAAGTCGTCTGCAATGCGTGACTTCATAGAGATACTAAATTCAATCGGCTACTATAACGAGTCGGACCATAACAAGTCAGAAAATACCTACCTACTTAATAAAAACCTTATTGAATTCTTTTCAGTTGACGATGCGCAAAAGATACGAGGTAGAAAGAGAGACATCCTATTTGTAAATGAGGCCAATGAGATAGACCTTGAAGATTGGAGGCAGTTACTTTTAAGAACAACTGGTAAGGTTATAATTGACTATAACCCTTCAGATTTTGAGCATTGGATTTATGATCAGGTATTAACGAGGGAAGATTGCGGCCTAATCATTACGACATACAAAGACAATCCCCATTTACCCGATGCACTTAAAAAGGAGATTGAAAGTTTAGAGCAAGCAGACCCTGAATACTGGAAAATCTTTGGTTTAGGGGAAAGAGGCCAACTGATGGGCTTAGTCTTTAACAATTGGACGAATCAATTAGCGGTACCAGATAACGCCAATTTTGTAGGTTATGGTTTAGACTGGGGATTCTCAGCCGACCCTACTGCATTAGTTAGCGTTTGGAAGTATGAACAAGAGTTATACATAAGGGAGGAGTTATACGAAAGAAAGTTGACCAACCAAGACATAGCTGAAAGGTTAAAGGATATGGGCATAGCTCGGAAAGAAATATTTGCCGACTCAGCTGAACCTAAAAGTATTGAAGAAGTGTATAGATTAGGATTCAATATCAAACCAACTCAGAAGGGGAAAGACTCAATCATCAACTCAATAGACATTCTTAGACGCTACCGATTGAACCTGATAGGCAACAACCTACAAAAAGAGTTTAGAACCTACAAATGGAAAACGGACAAAGCAGGAAAGATAGTTAACGAACCAGTTGACTTTAACAACCACTTAATTGATGCTACACGCTATTTAGCTTTGATGAGATTGCAAGAACACAGACGTGGTCAATATGTTACAATTAGGGCCTAAAAAAATATATAGAATAGAATGAAAAGCATTTACTACAATTTAACCTTAAAGGACTTCATAGAACTAAACTCAGTGAAGGGAAGCGACTTGGAAGCGAAAAGGCAAAAGCTTTCAATCTTGTTTAAGGTGGAAAAGGAGTTTTTTGATGGTATGACCTCAGCGCAAGTAATTGAGTTATACTCAGACTTTGAGAAGTTAGAAGCCCAGCCGATTAAGACAGTTTATAAAAACAGAATTAAGATAGGCGGTAGATGGTTTTTTATTGATTACAGATTAAGTCAAATAAGCTCAGCTCAGTTTATTGACATTACTCACTTTGCGAAGTCTAATCCATTGGACAACATACACAGAATAGTGGCAAGTTGTATCAGGCCGATAAGTTGGAGATTCGGAAAAGCAGGAAAGTATAATGGAGATGAACATGACGAGATTAGCGAACTACTTTTGAATCAAATGAAAATCAAAGATGCTTACCCTATCATGCTTTTTTTTTGCACTCTATCAAGCAAATTATCGGACAATATCCTAAACTTTTTCCTGAGTCAAGCGGAAACGATAGAGAACCAGTTGAAAACTTTAACACTAAATGGGGATGGGTTGCAACGATAGATAACCTTGCTGGACATGACAAGACCAAATGGGATTACTTTTTTAACTTAGGACTAAAGGAATTTTTAAATATAGTTAGTTATCACATAGACCACACCGACGAGATAAAGCGACAGAATGCAAGAACAAGACTACACTAATTTACTGAGCGACTTAGGAACTGACTTGTCAGAGCCAGCCGAGTTCAACTCATTAATTGAGGAGGCTGTAATTCGTTTTGTTAATAGTTTGTCTGATGCGATGAAATCTAACCTAACCGAGAAGGATGCTTACTACGCTGACTCGGAACTGGTCCAATCAATAATCACTTTACCTATTGAATCAAACGGAACTACTTTTTCAATGGCTATTGATATGAACTATTATGGTGACTTTATCAATAAGGGTGTAAGCGGTACCAGAAACAAGTTCAATTCTCCTTATTCATTCAAAAAGGAATCAGTTAGTCCAGCCTTTAACAAGTCACTCAGAAAGTGGATCACCAAAAGAGGCATCCCGATTCAAAGTAGGTATTCACAAACTCGCAACTTGACTAAGTCGGCAAGAGCTAAAAAACAAATAGACGAAAAAACCAAAATGGCTTACGCTATGGGAATGGGTATTAAAAGGGAAGGTATAGAACCAACTTACTTTATAGACGATGCCCTGAGTGAAAAGAGCATTCAGACCTTTGCTCAAAGTTTAGCAGATGCCTTAGGAAGGTCCATTTCAGTAACGATAATAAATAAATTCAAATGATAACAATTAACGTATCACCTAATAATTGGCAAAATGTTTACAATGAGCTTTGGTTTAATTTAATAAGTACAAATGCTACTGCACAAGGATTTCAATTCTTGGTGGATATTAACGTCTCAGGACAGACAAACCCAGTAGCCCGCCTTACTTTTCCTAAACAACCGGGTGTTAACTTTGTAAATTTAGATGTTAGCGAAGTATTACGCAACTATGTGACTTATAACTTTCAAAGTTATAATAGTTCTGGGATCAAACATTGCACGAGTTCAAAGGTTGACTATTGGATAGAGTTTGGAGAGGTTTATAACAATGCCTCAGGGATTCCGACTATTTACCCTAATTTAGTAAGTTATAATACAAGTGGAGATAACGCTCACTCAACAAATGCGATTTTTGACTTTTTAGACTGGAGCAAAACGGCCTTTACAAGTTTAAACATTGGACCACCCGAAAACTCTTTAAAGACTTTGAACCAAACTACCTACCAAGAGAAGTTAAGATATGGAGAAGAAAGGTTTTTAACTGTCTTTGACCGAGAAGGATTGTTCAGCAATATCAATGTGCAAGTGCTTGATAAAAATTTTACAACTCTAATCCAATCCAATGCAAGTTTTACCACATATGGTTCAATCGTTTCAATCAATGTAGCTAACTCAGGGAACTCAACTGGATACTATAAGATTGTTTATGATGCTGCCTTTGATTATTCAGATGCGGTTTACTACCGAGTTAACGGGCAGAACACGAGCGGAAGTGGAGCGATAACTTATTTTAGTAGAACTTTTGTAATTGACAAGAGCTGTCAAAAGTATTCGCCTATCCGTTTACATTGGTTGAATAACTTAGGTGGTTTTGATGCGTTTACTTTTACAAAGGTTAGCAGAAACTTTACTGACATAGAAAGGAAAATGTTTAAGAAGTTTCAACCTTTAAACTATCCTAAAACCTTTAGAGCTAAGACAGACTACTACACTAAGTTTACCGATACGATTCAGATTAACTCAGATGGATTGACTGATGCTGAATGGGTTGGCCTAAAAGAGTTAGTCCTTAGTCCAGTTGTCATGATGGAATACGGAGCAACCTATATACCCGTAAACATAAAGGAAACCAACTACGAAGAAAAGCAATACGTCAATGACAGACAGTTGAGCAGTTTAAGTTTGACACTTGAGTACACCTTTGACAATTACAGACAATCACTATGAACCAAACAGAATTAAAAATAATAGCTTACAACTCATCAGGTATAGTGAGTAATACTTGGAATGTTGACCTTTATGATAGTGTTCCTATGCCTATTAATAAGTCAATAGTTGACATTAGAGAACCTGACAAAAGACAGAGCGACTATTCAAAAAGCTTAACCATACCCGGTACCGCAAACAATCATCAAATATTCTCGGCTATTTTTAATATTGACCGCTCAACAATAAATAGTTCAACCTTAAATTTTAACCCTGACTTTAATCCAAACTTAAAAGCTGATGCGATACTTTACAGAAAAGGAATAGCTCAGCTAATAGGTTACATACAATTGGTTAGTATTAAAAATGTTGATGGAGCAATTGAATACGAATGTGTAATAATAGGTAAGTTCGCTAACTTGTTTCAAGATTTAGGTGAATTAAATTTAGCTCAATTGGACTTGTCAGAGTTTGACCATGTATGGAATAAAACAAATGTTCAAAATTCATGGGCTACATCAATCATTAAGAACGGGACTACCTATGTAAACTTTAATGCAAGCGGACAACCTAACGGAGCTGGTTATGTTTACCCATTAATTGACAGAGGCAATTCAAATACTTCAGCTGAGAACGACTACAACTTTGGTACTATGTATCCTGCGGTATATGCTAAACAAGTAGTTGATTCTATTTTTGCTGGAGCAGGTTATAGGTATGAATCAAACTTTTTCAATTCGCAAAGATTTAAAAATTTAATTATCCCTTATTGCGGTGGGGATTTCAGAATGACAGAGGGAGAAGTTGAGAATAGAACTTTCTTAATGACTAATTCAACTGGCTTAAGTTTTACAAGTTCAGACCAATATAGGTCAAGCGTTTATAAAATAGCTTTTAACACTAACGGAAACGATACCAACCCTTCAGGAGTTAGCACAGTTAATCATGAATGGACTTGCCCAGCTGGATTAGGTGGTAAATATAGATTTGCAATTGAAGGCAATATTAATATAACTGGAACGGGTACTGGATTTTGTAAGTTTAATTTTGGGATAAGAGTAAATAGGGGAGGAAGTGTTTTATCACAAATTGCAACAGATTACAGAACAGCAGCGGTAGGGAATTCAGGAACAATAAAAATTGAATCAGGTTTATTTGACATACAAGCAGGCGATAAAGTTTACGCAGTAGCTTATTATGAAAGTTATGTAGGAGCTGATGCAAGATTATTTACTTTAAACTTTCAAACTGGATTTGATTTTTACTCAAACCCTCAAGCCAATTATCAAGAAGGCCAAACAATTGACATAGTATCAGCCTTACCCGAAAAGACAAAACAAACCGAGTTCCTTCAGTATTTAATTAAGATGTTTAATCTTTATGTTGAGGTAGACAAGATTGATTACAAGAAATTAATTATTGAGCCGAGAGATGAATTTTACTTAGACGAATACGAAGACTTAACAGATTATTTAGACGTATCGCAGGAGCTTGAAATTAAACCTATGGGTTTACTTGACTTCAGAGTTTTTGAGATGACTTATAAATCAGATTCAGACGAGTTTAATAAACGTTATGAAGACGTTTACCGAGAGCCATTTAGTAAAATTAATTTCACTATCAACAACGACTTTATTCGTGATTCTAAATTTATTGATTTAGGTTTTAGTGCGACTCCTTCAGCTGATGCAAAAACGAACGATAGGATAATTCCAAAAATAAGACCTCAAGACCCCTCAACTGATTCAAGCAATTTGCCAGTTTACAACATCAGAATTCTTCAATACGGAGGATTAGTTAATACAAGTCAAGGATGGAATTTGTACTATAACGCTACGGCAATCCAAAATTATACACAGTATCCTTATGCAGGAATGCTGGACAAGATTGTAGCACCTACTTTTAGCTTAGAGGTTACACTTGCAAAGGCTTATTTTTATGGTAGCAAACCTGACATCACTACGGCTAACCTTTACAATTCTTATTGGCTTAAAACAATTACTGAAATAACTGATAAAGATTCAAAATTAGTCAGCGGATATTTTCATTTATCGCCTAATCAATTGGCTAATTTGTCATTTAGAAAGTATTACAGAATAGACCAGCAGTATTACCGACTTCATCAAGTTGAATACGACTTAAATTCAAATGAGCCAGTACAAATAGAATTCCTAAAAATCAAAACAGCTCCTAATTTTATACCTCAAACCACAACAACAAACGGAGGCAGCGGAACTTTTACAACCGATATGCCTAATTTGCCAATTCAAGACTTGCCAACTTTAGACAAGTCAAGCAATACTGGGTTTTTAATTGACCGAGAAAAGACCTATACGGATATTATTTATACTAATGACTCATTTGTTTTTACTGATTACAGTCAAAAGATTTGGTTAGTAAATGGAGCATCAAGAGTTTATTTGCCTGATGCAACTATAATCAAACCAAAAACGGGTTATCCTATAATAGTAATTCATAATCAAGGTTCAGATGTATTTGCTTACCCAATAGCTGGACAAACTATTGAGGGTGATTCAAGTTTTAAAATAAAAGGTAGGCATACAATTTGGGTAGCTCCAGTTAATGGGAATTGGTCAATCATATTAAACAACAATACAAATGCTGGATAAATTTAAAGAGCTTATTGAAAAATGCGAGTTAACCGAGTTAGTTAAATTAATTGATTCGGCTGATTCAACTATATTAAGTATAATAATCAAAACAGAAAACGAGGTACTGAATGGCTAAAAATGAAGTAGTAATAGAAACCAAAGTTGTAACTGGTGACAGTGCGGCAAAGATTGAAGAAGTCAGTAAGTCAACGGATAAACTCAACGACAACTTAAAGGAAACCCAAAAGGAAGCCAAAGAAACTGAGAAGAAATTAGACAAAGCTACTGATGCGGTTGGGAAAATGCCCGGTCCTATTGGAGCTGCTGTGGATGGTTTTAAAGGTATGCTTAATTCTTTCAAAGCTATTATTGCTTCTCCAGTAGGAATGGTATTGGCTGCGGTTGCAGTTGTAGTTGGTTCATTAGTGGCTATATTTTCAAAATTCAGTCCGATAGTTGACTTTCTATCTGATAAGATTGCTTTATTGAGTGGGGCTTTTTCAGGTTTACAAAATCAAGTAGTAAGTTTTATTCAGGGAACTGGCTTTAGTACCGAAAAAATAAAGGAACAAGCTTTAGCAATGCAAGAAGCCGAAAGAGCCACAAGAGATTTTGAAGACTCTTTATCTGCTTTAAATCTAACTCAAGCTCAACAAGAAAGAGCTATTGATGTAAACTTAAAAAAGCTAAAGAATAAAAACATAACTGAGAAGGAATCAAATGCTATTATCAATGAAACTATAAAACTTCAAAAGCAGCAGATTGATGACCTACAAAAGAACCAAAAGAAAGAAACTGAAATATTAAAACTAAAGGTCAAAGGTTATGGCGGTACTAATAGACAAATACTTGAAATAGTTAGGGGACGTTCAGTTGCAGAGCTAAACACTGGGAATGAGGATTTAGACAAAGCTTTAATTGCACTTCAGGAGAATTACGGGAAAAGAGTAAGTACAGTAAGCACCTATGAGCAGAAATACGAAAGAATACAAAACGTAAAAGATGCTCAAGATGCTAAATACAAATCAGCTCAGGAGGCAAGACAAAAAAGAGTTGAAGAAGAACAAAAAAAGAGTTTAGAACGTCAACAAAAACAACTTGATGACTTTGATAAGGCACAAAAAGAAAGAGAAGATGCTGTTAAAACTGGATTTGATAAGACCTCAAAAATAACTGAGGACTATTACAAGCAGGAATCAACTAAACTTTTAAATCAGAATTTAACAACTGAGCAACTAAAAAAAGAGCAGGATGAATTAGATTTAAAACGACTAAATCAGCAACTTGAAAACGCCAAAATGTATGGGCAAAGTACAGTTGATTTAGAGTATCAATTAGCTCAGAAAAAAGTAGGTATTGCAAAAGAAGCAGCAGATGCTCAAAAGAAAATTGATGATGAAACCGCAGCAAACAGAGTTAAGGCTTTAGACTCAGCATCAAATACTTTAAAAACATTTGCAAGCGTATTAGGTGAAACGACAGCTGAAGGAAAAGCTTTAGCAATTGCAGCTACTACTATTGATACGTATAAGGCCGCTCAGAGTGCTTATGCAAGTTTAGCAGGAATTCCAGTAGTAGGACCAGCTTTAGGAGCAGCAGCCGCAGCCGCAGCAATAGCCTCAGGGTTAGCAACAGTTAATAAGATTTTAAGTGTTCAGGTACCGGGTAGTTCAGGTGGTGGTTCAATCCCATCAGCACCACCAATGACACGTCCTTCAAGTTCATTCACTCGTATAGATAATACTAATCCGATTGATGTAAACAATACTGGAGCAACTAAAGTCTATGTTACTGAAACCGACATCACCAATACACAAAAAAAGGTTGACGCTATTAAAGCTAAAGCAGTTATAGGTTAAAACTTATCTAAAATAAACTATCTAAATATATGGCTAAATTACCTTTATACGAACTACTTATAAACGAAGATGAAGAAACTGGAGTTGACTTTATTGCTTTAGTAGATTCGCCTGCAATTGAATACGACTGGGTAGCTTTTAAGAGTGAATTTGAAACTTACAACGACTATCCTAAAGCTGCAAGTGAAAACGCAAAAAGAGCATTAGAACTTAGGGACAAATACCAATTAAATTGTGGCACTCCAGTTGGATGGACAAGAGCTAATCAATTGGCTAATGTAGAAAATATCAGCAGAGAAACGATTGCAAGGATGTCAGGCTTTGAACGCCACAGAGAGAATTCTAAAGGCGACCCTAAAGAAGACTGCGGGGCTTTAATGTGGTTAGCGTGGGGTGGCGATGAAGGGATAGAGTGGGCAAGTAGAAAATTACAACAGATTGACTTAGCAACTCAAAAAATCTCTATTGACTATGATGATACTTTAAGTACTTCAAGAGGACAAGAGTTAGCGAGTAGATTATTATCTGAAGGAGTAGATTTATATGTCATCTCAGCTCGTAATGATAAAGAGGGGATGTTAGAACTTACTAATAAGTTAGGCATCCCTGAATCAAAAGTTTTTGCTACTGGTTCAAATAAGGCAAAAGTAGAGAAGGTTAACGAATTAGGAATCTCTAAGCATTACGACAACAACGCAGAAGTAGTTAAGGCACTTGGAACAATCGGGGAAAAGTTTATAGTTGAGCCAAAAGCAGGAGAAAGCCAAGACGAGTTTGTAAGTAGGTGCATAGGAGTTGAGGTTAATGGCGGAATGAGTCAAGAACAAGCAGCAGCGGTTTGCTATGCTAAGTGGGAAAAGAAAGGCTTTAGCTTTAAGACAACTGACAAGCAAATAATCTCAGGACCAGCAATGATTCCGAACCAATCTATCTATCGTAGAGGAAAAGATGGTGAAGAGTATAATGTAGTTTTCTCAAAAGAAACGATTCAAAAAATAGTAGAGAGATATTTCAAAAACCAATACAATAGCAACTTTAATCTGCAACATAAAAAGAATATGTTAGCGGAAGGGGTTTACTTAATTGAGTCTTTCATCATTGATTCAATGCGTGGAATTAAAGCACCAGAAGGCTTTGAAGATTTACCAGATGGTAGTTGGTTTATTTCGTGTAAGGTGGACAACGAGGAGATTTGGAATGACTACATTAAGAGTGGTAAGTTTAAAGGATTTTCTGTTGAAGGATTATTCACAGACAGAAAAGTTGAGATGGTTACTAATGTCCAAGAGGCAATCGCACTTGTTGATAAATTAAAATTGAATAAACAAAATATATATACAAATAATATGAGCGATGTAAAAGAGCTTTTAACTAAGTTGAAAGAAATCTTCTCAGAAGAAGTAGCTTCTTTTGAGGAGGCAAAATTAGCAGATGGAATTACCATCATTAAATGGGAAGGACCATTGGCAGAAGGTACGAGTGTAATGGTAGTTAGCGAGTCAGGTGAAGTCCCAGCTCCAGATGGCGAACACGAATTACAAGACGGCAGAAAAATCACTGTTGAAAATGGAAAAGTAACCACTTTGGTTATGCCTGAAACTCCAGCTGAAATGCCTGAAGCACCAGTTGAAATTGAAATTGAAGCTAAACAAAAAATGGCTGAAGACTATATGCCAATGGTTGAAGAAATGGGTGCTAAAATCATGAAGTGCGAAGAAATGATAATGGAACTTCAATCAAAAATGAAAGAAATGATGGGAGCTACTGAACAAAAAATGGATTCACAAAAAGAAGCTTTTTCTAAGTTAGTTGAAATCGTTGAGAAGTTAGCAGATGCGCCTTCAGAAGTGATTGACACAAAAGCTTTCAATGTTAATTTCAAAGCTGAAAAAGACAACCAATACAATAAATTAAACGAAATTTTAAACATATTAAATAAATAAAAAATGGCATTCTCGGTAGGTACTATCACTGGCTATGTAAAAGCCAACGAAAGAGAATTATTGACTAAGTCTTTATTCTCAGCAAAATCAATTTCTTTGGCTACAAAAATGCCAAACGTAAAATCAGCCGCACAAGTTAACGTGATGGATACAGACGCTGTGTTTCAATCAGGTACTTCATGCGGATTCTCTGCATCAGGAACAACAACTTTTACAAATAGAAGAATGACTGTTTCTCCTATTCGTGTTCACGAATCTTTATGTCCAAAAACTTTAGAAGATACTTACTTACAGTTAGTATTGCCTAATGGTTCAAATCCAAAATCTATTCCATTTGAACAACAATTTACAGACTTAAAAACTGGTTTGATTGCTCAAAATTTGGAGAGAGCTTTTTGGCAGGGTGACATCACTTCAGGTGATAATGCTTTAGCTCGTTTTGATGGTTTAATTAAAATCATTACTACGGTTTCAGGTTCTGCAATTGCTGCTAACAGTTCAGTATTTATGGCTGGAGCTCCTTACTCAGCTTCGGGAGGTATTACAGTATCAAACGTAAATGCAATCATGCAAGGTATTTTCAGAGCTATTCCTGCTGCTTTACTTGATAAGCCTGATACAGTTATCATGTGCGGTATTGATACTTTCAGAACTTACCAATTAGCATTAACTAACGCTAACTTGTTCCACTACAACACAGATGCTTCAAACACTAATTTTGAAATCGTCATTCCTGGAACTAACATCAAGGTTATCGGTGTAAATGGATTGAACAGTACTGGCAGAATCTATGCTTTGAGAACTTCAAACATGTTCTTCGGTTGCGACGTTTTAGGCGAAGAGTCTAAATTTGAATTGTTCTGGGCACAAGAGGCAATGGAAGTTCGTTATGTAGCGGAATTCAAAGCTGGTGTTCAAATAGCATTTCCAGCAGAAGTAGTTTACTACGTAGGTTCTTAATTAATTAACTAAGAGGGGGTGGGGTTTGAAAAGTCAAGCCTTACCCTCTTTTTATAAAAATAAAAGGAGAAAAAAATTATGCCATGTGCAGTAACAGCAGGATATACTCTTGATTGCAAAGACGCAGTAGGAGGTTTAAAAAATATCTACTTCGCAAACGGATTACCAAGCGCAGCTACTATAACAAGTACAACTGCTTCAGGTATTTCTAACGTAAGTGGAGTAAGTTTCTACAAGTATGAGTTGATGCCACAAGCAGCAGATTCATTCACTGAAGAAATCACATCAACACCAGCTAACGGAAATGTTTTCTATACTCAAACAGTAGTAGCAAATTTTGCTAAGATGAGCCAAGCTGACAGAAACAGATGGTACACTTTAGCTCAAGCAAGAGTTTTGACTATCATTGAGAAAAAGGATGGAACATTTTGGTTATTGGGTCAAGTAAACGGATTAGAAGTTAGTGCTGGTTCACATACAAGCGGAGCAGCAATGGGTGACTTTAACGGAACTCAAATCACCTTAACTGGTATGGAAGCTCAACCAGCGCAAATCTTAACTTCAACTTCAGCTTTCACTAAAATTTAAAAGTTTTAAGTAGAGTTTTTTCATAGGTAGATTAGGCAATCAGAAATGGTTGCCTTTTCTATTTTATAACTTTTTACGATTTTAATATATAGATATATGATTCATCTTAATTTTGGATTAAACGAAGTATTTGCAACTGCGAGTGAAAATATAACTATGCCAAATGCAGGCAATTGGGATAAATTCAATGAAGGTTATTTTGGTATTTATTCGCAAGTAACTAAACAGACAAAGTGGGTTTATGTTGTTAATTCAACTACTTACTATCCAAGAATAGATAATTTTACTATTGAATTGGTAGCAAATATTGGAGATGAAGACTTGCAAAATGGTAGAGTTTATTTGAAAGATACTGGAAATTACGAGTATTCAATTTATACAAGATTTGAAAGTAACCCTGAACCAAATACAAGCGAACAACTATTAGAAAGAGGGAAATTATTATACGGATTTAATGAGCTTACAGTAACTACCTACAACCCTAATATTGAAATAATAACTTATGACAGACAGTAAAAGCAAATTTGTTTTTTATAACGAACCAGTAAGCAGTTATCAAGTCCCAATATTTGAAAAGGACAAAAATAAAGAGTACGTAAACTATGGAGAAGATAATAACTATCCAGCTTATTTAGTTGATTTATTCAACCGCTCAGCTAAACATAACGCTATTTTAACTGCTAAACAGAAGTATACTTATGGTAGAGGATTAAAAATAAAAGAAGGATTAGTTATTGATCAGGCAATTAAAGCTCAGGCCTTTTTAGTTCGTCCTAATACCTTTGAAACTCTAAGTGATATATTCAATAAAACTATTTTAGATAAGCGTTTATACGGAGGATATGCACTTCAAATTGTATGGAGTAAGTTAAGTGGTAAGGTAGCACAAGTTTATCACATGGATTTTGCTAAAATCCGTTCTAATGTAGATAACACTTCTTTTTACTACTCGGATAATTGGGCAGATTACAGACCAAAAGTTGTAGAGTACGACGCTTTTAATCCTGAAAAAAGAGAGGGTGTACAGATTCTTTACTATCGTGAATACAGACCGAATTTAAATACTTATCCTTTGCCTGATTATATCGGAGCTATTCCGTATATTGAAAGTGACGTAGAAGTAGCAAACTTTCATAGAGCTAACCTTCAAAATAACTTTTTCTTTGGTGGTATTTTAAACTTTAATAATGGCATTCCGACTGACGAGGAACAAAGAGCATTAGTAAGAAGGATAAACAACAAACATGGCAGCACCGATAACGCTGGCAGATGGATTATTAACTTCTCAGATGGTTCAGATAAAGCTCCTAATGTAATTAGTCTTCAGCCAAGCGAATTAGACAAGCAGTTTGATATACTAAACGATACTATACAACAAGAAATATTCGTAGCTCATAGAGTAACTTCTCCTATTTTTATGGGTATTCGTATAGAAGGCCAATTAGGTGGTAGAAATGAAATGGTAGATGCGTTCAAATTATTTGAACAGAATGAAATCAAACCTGACCAACAACATTTTCAAGAATTATTTAATTACATAATAGGTTTTAACGGAATAAATCAACCTTACGAAGTTCAGCCTTTAGAACCTTTCAGCCCTGAGTTTACTGAGCAAACGTTGATTCAGATTGCGACTAAAAACGAGTTGCGAGAAATGGCAGGTTTACCAAAACTTGAAGAGCCAACACCAGTAACACCTCAAGCATTTTCAGAAGATTCAGAAATTGAAGTTTTCGCAGAATATGGAGTAGATGCTGAAGACTATTTAGAGTTTGAAAGTAGAAGATTAGAAGTATTTGAAGACCATTATAGCTTTGAATCTCATTTAGAATTTAATGAACAAGAATTAGTAGAGTTAGCCTTTGCGATTGAGTCTTTAACTGAAGAAGAAAAGAAGTTAATTAGTCAAGTTAAAAAAGACCCATTAATATCTAAAAAAGATTTAGCCGTGAACTTAGAAATCAGCGAAGGTAAATTAGACGAGTTAATCAAATCTTTAAAAGTAAAAAAAGTTTTGACTTTAACTGAAGGAGCTTGGAACGTAATTAATATTTTACCTACTCAATCAGCGATTGGAAAGATTGCAGACGAGTTGAAAAAGTATGAAGTTAGATACAAATATCAAGGACCTAACGATTCAAAGAACAGAGCTTTCTGTAAGGCTTTATTAAACTTGAATAAACTCTACACAAGAGATGAGATTAGTAAAATCTCTCAACGTGTAGGGAGAAATGTATGGACAAAAAGAGGAGGCTGGTACACTAAACCCGGTACCGATATTCACCTTCCTTATTGCAGGCATCAATGGGCATCAATTTTAGTTAAGAAAAAGTAATGGCAACAGTATTATTTATATCAGAGGAAACTCTCAAACAAGAAACAATAATTTCTGAAAATGTAGACCCGAAATTATTAGTCCCAACAATTAAAGAGGCGCAGAATATTTACTTACTTCCTATATTAGGGACTTCGCTTTACAATCAATTAGTTACTCAGGTATCAAGTAACACAGTAAGTGCTGCTAATGTCACCTTATTGGATACTTATATTACTCCGACTTTGGTTAAGTACTGTATTTATGAGTCAATTTTGCCGTTGAGTTTCAAGTTTCAGAACAAAAATATAGCTACTAAGAACTCTGAGTTTAGCAATCAGGCTTCAATGGATGACTTGAGATACTTGTTAGACTACACAAAGAACCGAGCTGAGTGGTATGCTGAACGATTAAGTAATTTCTTGTTAGCGCATACAAGCACTTATCCGCTATATTTGACCCAACAAAACGCAAACATTGATACTATTTACCCTAATTCAAATAACTATCAAAACGGAATGTATCTCGGACCAGACATTGATTGGGATTTAGTACCGCCAAGCGTGAAGTATCAAGGAAACTTTAGACGTAAAACTTAAACTATGAGAAAAAAAGGAAGTAAAAACAAAGCTAATTTAGAAAAATTAAGAATTTACCTCAATGCAAACCAGCCTAAACAAAGTAGTCAATCTACTCCAAGAAATAGCAACAAGTAACGCCTTACTAAATGGTAACTTTACTTTTTGTGATGTCGCAGATTTGGGAGCGAGTGCGCCCTTATCTTATCCTTTGCTTTGGGGCGATGTAAGACCTTCTAATTTTGGTAGTAAGGTATTTAGTTTAAACTTACAATTGACTGCAATAGACATTGTTTTAAAGGACCTAAGCAATGAAAGGGATGTGTTGAGTGATACGCTACAAATTATCTCAGATGTGATTGCTAAAATCAAGCAATCTACTTATTACGGAAGCTACTTTGAGATGCAGGAAAACATTTCATGTACTCCTATTAAGGATAGTTATGGAGATGAGGTAGCAGGATGGGTTTGTAATTTTACTTTAAACATAGCTAATCCTTACGATAGTTGCTTAATTCCAACAAATTAAAATAAAAAATAAAAATAATATATTAAGTTATGATATTAGAACAAAGAATGTTAGGTGGTAATGGATGTAAATTCATTGATGCTGCCTCAACTGGGAATACTTTTTACGTATTGGTAGTAAATGCTGATTGCGTTTTGACTACTTTGTCAACTGTTGGCGGACAGAATCTATTGACTCAGTACGGATTGAGCGGAAAGACTTTAAAACAAGGCATGTTAATTCCTGCTTTTAATGGCGACCCGATTGCATCAATTACACCAAGCTCAGGTTCAGTTATTGGTTACGGCTATAACATATTAGGCTAATGATTAGCTTAGGTTTAGGAACAGTTGTAGCTGGAAATGGTAGTAGCTTTGGCGGATTTTCTGCCGAGTATGCTGCTGTATTAGCGAACGGCACAAGCAGAGGAGCAACTTTACCAAGCGGTTCACAACAAGCTAAACAAAATCAGTTAATAGTTGACTTGAAAACTGATGGTATTTGGGATAAGTTGGATGCGTTTTATATGTTAGCTACTGATGGTAATAGTGCATTTGCTTTAATTAACTGGAAAAACCCTTCAGCGAATTATGGTACTGCTGTAAATTCATTGCCAACCTTTACAACTAATCAAGGTTTTACTGGTAGTGGAAGTAATGCAATTAACTTAAATTTTGCTGCTAATTCAGGAACAAATTTTAAAGACCCAAATTCTTCAATTGGGGTTTTTGTAGGTACTGCTGTTTATGGACCAGCTACTCCTTTTATGGGTGCAGATAATGCTAAGAATAGATTATGGCAATCATCAGCAGGAAATTTACAAAGCTGTCAATTAAGCGGAAGTAGTTATGATGGTGCAGTAGTGGCTAATAATAACATGAGTCATATTAATGTAAACTCAACTAATGCAAGACTATTTTTGAATGGTTCAGTAAGTGGTGGAGGTTATAAAGGGGCTTGGTATACAGACACTACAAATTTTCATTTGTTTAGAACAGCAAATGGTACTGTTTACAATAGCTCTCAAATCAAAATGGCATTCATAGGAGGTGACTTAGCAGCTCAAGCATCAAG